GTTCCCCAGCGCAGGCGAGGATCAGTTCATCAGCCCAACGGTGGTAGATGAGGCGATGAAGCGGCCACGGTACAAGGACAGTTCGGCGCCAGTGGTCATAGGGATCGACCCGGCACGGGGCGGCGCTGACTCGACGGTCATACTGGTGCGCCAAGGCCGGGACATCGTGAGCATCAAGCGGTACTCGGGCGAGGACACTATGACCATCGTCGGTCGGGTGATCGACGCCATCGAAGAGTTCAAGCCGGTGCTGACGGTGATTGACGAAGGTGGGCTGGGGTACGGTATACTTGACAGACTGAACGAACAACGGTATAAGGTACGCGGAGTGAACTTTGGCTGGAAGGCCAAGAACTCGGTGATGTGGGGCAACAAGCGGGCTGAGATGTGGGGCACGATGAAGGACTGGCTGCGAAGTGCATCCATACCCGAGGATCGGCAACTCAAGGCAGACCTGGTGGGGCCAACCAAGAAGCCTAACTCTAGCGGTACAATCTTCTTAGAAGGCAAGAAGGAAATGCGCTCAAGAGGTCTTGCCAGTCCTGATGCTGCTGACGCGCTGGCGGTGACGTTCGCGTTCCCGGTGGCGCATCGGGAGTACACGGACAAAACTCCGCGCAGAACCTACGCGCCGCAAGGCGTCCTAACTAGCTGGATGGGATCATAGTGCAGTCTGACATCAAAGCGGCTAAGTCAGTCGCCGGCGGCAACGCCGACGATCTGAACACCATGCGTAGCCGCTTTACGATGGCTGTGTCGGCCTACAGCGAGTCCCGCGAGGATGAGCTAGACGACCTGCGCTTTGCCGCAGGCAGTCCCGACAACCAGTGGCAGTGGCCGGCAGATGTGCTGGCGACGCGAGGCAGCGTCCAAGGGCAGACGATCAACGCCAGGCCATGCCTGACGATCAACAAGCTGCCCCAGCACGTCAAACAGGTCACCAACGACCAGCGGCAGAACCGGCCCAGCGGCAAAGTCATCCCGGTGGACGACAAGGCCGACGTTGAGGTCGCTGAGATATTTGACGGCATCGTGCGGCACATCGAGTACATCTCGGACGCTGACGTAGCCTACGACACCGCCTGCGAGAACCAGGTGACCTACGGCGAGGGCTACATCCGGCTCCTGACCGAGTACTGCAACGACGACAGCTTTGAGCAGGACATCCGGATCGCTCGGGTGCGCAACTCGTTCAGCGTGTACATGGACCCGACGATCCAAGACCCCTGCGGCTCGGACGCGGAGTGGTGCTTCATCACCGAAGACCTGACGGCTGACGAGTACGAGCGCCAGTTCCCCGACGCATCGCCGATATCGACCATGATGCAACGCGGCGTGGGCGACCAGAGCCTGAGCCCGTGGATCAGCGAGAAGACGGTACGCATTGCGGAGTACTTCTACACCGAGCACACGCCTGTAACGCTGCACCTGTACCACGGCAACGTGTCGGCAACGGAGAACTCGCCGGAAGACCGCCAGATGCGCATGATGGGCATGAAACCCATCAAGACGCGCATCGTGGATCAGAAGAAGATCAAGCGGTGCAAGACAAACGGGTTTGAATTCATCGAAGAACACGAGTGGGCGGGCAAATCCATACCCGTTATCCGCGTTGTGGGCAACGAATTTGAGGTTGACGGTCGCCTGTACGTCTCTGGGCTGATCCGCAACGCCAAAGACGCCCAGCGCATGTACAACTATTGGGTCAGCCAAGAGGCTGAGATGCTCGCACTGGCGCCAAAAGCCCCGTTTATCGGGTACGGCGGTCAGTTTGAGGGCTATGAGAACCAGTGGAAGACCGCAAACACGACAAACTGGCCGTATTTGGAGGTCAACCCTGACGTTACAGACGGCGCAGGCGGCGTACTGCCCCTACCGGCACGGTCACAGCCTCCAATGGCCTCCAGCGGGCTTTTACAGGCCAAGGCAGGCGCTTCTGATGACATCAAGAGCACTACCGGCCAATATGACTCTAGTTTGGGCGCCACAAGCAACGAACGCTCTGGCCGAGCGATCTTGGCGCGTGAAAAACAGGGCGACACAGGCACCTACCACTACGTCGACAATCTGGCGCGGGCGATTCGGTACACCACTCGGCAGATTGTGGACCTGATTCCGAAAATCTACGACACCCAGCGCATTGCCCGCATCATCGGCATCGATGGGGAGACGGATTCGGCGATGATTGACCCGAACCAACCTCAGCCGGTGCGCAAGATCGTCGACCAGGCGGGGATTGTGATCAAGAAGATTTACAACCTCGGCGTTGGCCAGTACGATGTGTGCGTGACGACTGGTCCGAGCTACATGACCAAGCGCCAAGAGTCGCTGGACGCCATGAGCCAGTTGTTGCAGGGCAACCCGCAACTGTGGGGCGTGGCGGGTGACCTGTTCATCAAGAACATGGACTGGCCGGGTGCTCAGGAGATGAGCAAGCGGTTTGCCAAGACCATCGACCCGAAACTGCTGGCCGATGATGACGATCCGGCACTCCAGGCCGCGCAGCAGCAGATGCAGGCGATGGGCCAGGAGATGGAGCAGATGCACCAGATGCTCCAGAACGTGTCGAAGTCGATGGAAGCGCAGGACTTGCAGGTCAAGCAGTTCGACAGCCAGGTCAAGGCTTACGATGCTGAGACCAAGCGTATCAGCGCCACGATGGCCGGCATGACGCCTGACCAGATTCAGGAAATAGTCTTAGGCACGGTCCACGGCATGATCACCAGCGGTGACCTTATAGGCGAGATGCCTGGCCGGGATGTGGACATGATGCCGCAAGAGCCTATGCAAGAGATGCCGCAAGAGCCTATGCAGGAGATGCCGCAGTGAAAGCCGCAGATTTCATGGGCCTGCTCTTCTTGGGCCGGGATGTGGCGCACAGCGTCCACCTCAACACGCGCAGCTTCAGCAAGCACACGGCGCTGAACACGTTCTACGACAGCATCATCGACCTTGCGGACGCCTTTGCTGAGGCGTACCAGGGCCGGTACGGGCTGATCGGCGGGATCACTTTGCAATCATCCAAGAAAACGACTAATATTGTCGAGTTCTTGCAGGCGCAGTTGGATGAAATCGAGTCTGTGCGGTATGACGTATGCGACAAGACTGACTCAGCGTTGCAGCAGTTGATCGACAACATTGTCGAATTATATTTAACCACATTATATAAATTAAAATTCTTGGCATGAAACGCGCAGAAGCAAAAGCCCTGGGGTTAAAGTTTTACCGCACGGAAAAACCGTGCAAGCACGGGCATTTGGCTGATCGGTACACAAAAAGCGCTCAATGCACTGAATGTCTTGCTATTCAATCGATTGCGTGGAGGCTTGAAAACCCCGAAAAACATTCGGCATCTATGCGCAAGTGGATAGAAAACAACCGCGAACTTCACGCCACTCGCGTTAAAAGATGGCAGACGGCCAACAAAGACAAAGTGCGTGCTGATGCAAAAGCATGGACAACGGCAAACCCCGATAAAGTTAAAGCTAAATCTCTTCGTCACATCAAAAAGCATCCTGAAGCGTACACTGCGCGGGGCGTTCTAAGCGTTGCTAGGCGAGCCAAACGCGTGCCAAAATGGCTTACGTCAGATGACAGATGGCTGATGCGCGAGGCTTATTTTTTGTCCAAACTGAGGACAAAAATGTTTGGTTTTGTTTGGGAAGTTGACCATATAATTCCTCTACGAGGCGCGCTTGTCTCAGGGCTCCACGTACCAACAAACTTACAGGTCATCCCCAAAAGGGATAACCGGCTTAAGCACAACAGCTTTCAGCTAGTGTAGAAGGAGAACGATTTGGAAATGCTCAACCCGTGCATCGGCACGCAACTCGGTCCTAAGACGGTCGCCTACACCGGCACTGCTGGCTCCACAGGCACCTGGCCTGCTGGGCCTCAAGGCGTGGTGGTGACGGTCACCTCGGCGGCGTATGTGCTGGTGGGCGAGGGCGTGACTGCCTCGGCTACCGATGGGACGTATGTGCCTGCGAACGTGGCCATTCCGTTCAAGATTCCGACTGGCACTGGCGCTCCGTGGCGTGTCAGTGCGATCCAAGTCGCTGCTGCTGGTGACCTCTACACGAAGCCGGTGAACAAGCAATGAGCTTCCTTGGCGCCCAGAACAGCATCGCCTTGGGCGTCCAGGGGTTGATCCATATTGACACCGGCGGGGGCGCCGGTGGCAGTGCGGACTACCTGCTAGCCAAATCCCTGCGCTTCCGGTCTAGTGCAAGTGCGTATTTGAACAGGACGTTGACAACTCCTACTTCTGGAACTACTTGGACATGGAGTGCGTGGGTCAAACTTGGATTAATTGGATCGTCGCAATACAC